ACGCCGCAACGCGGCGCTTGTAAATCGGTCGCACCCGGCTCTGATAGCTGTTCCAACGCCACGGCTTACCGGTCGGCCCCGTGCACCCAGTCAGACACTGATGGCGGCGCCGACGATACCCGCCGCATGGCACGCTCTTGATGACCTGCCCGCGACAAAAACACTTCCGGCAGAGATCCGGATCGAGGTCGGCTCTCATGGATTGAGATAGGGACTCTGAGCGACGCGCCGCTGACGCGTTGCTGCCATGCCGGCAGGCGCGCCGGAGGTAACGGACGGCGCCGGCGCCGGCGCCAGTCTGGCGCTCGCGGCCAGCGCCTCGTGCATCTGCCGGATGTTCGGATTGAGCAGGCGATAGGCGGCCAACGCCATCACGGCACCGTCGAGCGCCTCGTTCCGATCGCGATCCTGCACCCAGACGAAGTGCGTCTTCACGCCATAGCGATTATGTCGGTCCTCGCGACGCTCGGCGCACAACTGCGCGAAGTACTCTTCACCGACCGCATCAAGATGATCCGGGAAATGGCAGCAACCTGGGCCGTGGCTTGATTCGACGATGCTATCCATCACGTTGCGCTTCGCGTCGTCGACGTTGATGGGATAGAGACGCACAGGTCTCGGAGACTTGCCAGATCGCACCTCACTCGGATTCCCGACGATCGGACCGCCGGCGCGCCCAGCAAACCCTTTGGTCGCGAAGATGCGACGCGCCTGATGCGCGAGCACGAAATCGTAGATCTCGTCGGCCAGGAATCCTGTGTCGATACAGACCGCGTGAATCGGCAGCAGCGGACCGAGGGCGTGCGTATATTTCCGACTCAGCGCATGGAGGAGTTGCGACTTCGTCTCAGGATTCCTCGGATTGCCAGGCACGACGTTCACATCGATCAGCCATCGTTCCTCAGCCAGACCCCACGCAAACACGTGGACCTCGAAACGATTCTCCTGGACATCGACGCCGGCGGTGACGGCTACAGCGTGGCCAGGGATCTCTACGCCAGCCCCGTATGGTTCTCGCCGCTTCATTAGGGCGTGCGAATCAACCTGCGCCCCCTTCTCTTCCCATCCCTCGGCAAGGCGCGTGTTGATGAAAACGCGCAGGCTTTCCTTGCCGAGCCCTTGCGCCGACAACCACTCCCCGACCCACGTCTCAAGCGACGCATTGCCGAGCGTTGTCACCATCGCTGGCGCGTGGAAGCCGATAGTTCCGGGATCCAGCGCGGTGGCCGTCGCGCGCCACTGGCCTGCCGCCACCATCCGCCGCCGTTCAGCCTCATCCAAGTGCTCCCCGCATCCGCCATGGTCGCGGTCTGGACATTCGAGCCTGGCGCTCGTGGCATCGCGCTCGTCCCATCGGACGTGGAAATGATTCGGATTCTTCCAGACGATATAGTCGCGACGATCACAATTGGGACAGGCGACGAAGAATCGACGCTGATCGCTGCGGCCGAAGGCGGAATCGATCCGTCCGCCCATCACGGTCGGCGTCGAGACGAGCATCACAATACCGTCGTCATACATCGTCGTGCGTGCGCCGAGCAAGGCGATCGGATCGCCATCCTCACCAACAATCGGCGGCCAGCGATCGATGTCATCGCCCATCGCCAGGCGCACGGACCATCGCGCGAACGTGTTCGGCGTATTGGCGCCGCCGAGCACAAGGAAGCCGTTGACAAACATCTTCATCGTCAGCGTGCTCTCGGTATCATCGACGGATGCCTGGAGCGCTTCAGATCCTAGAATCATGTCGGCGAGGCGTTCTTTTGAATACTTCTCGGCGACGTCTTCGGTCGGCTGCACCAGCATCATCGGACACGGATCGTGCTCAATGAAGTAACCGATGATGTTGTTGACCGCCTCCGATCCGCCGATCTGCGCCGCCTTCATGAACACGATCTTCTTGACGCCCGGCTCGAGCACGGCATCCATCACGCCGCGCAGATAGGGCACGCGGTCAGTGTTCCATCGCGCGCCCTGCGCATTACTGCGCGTCGGCAAAAACCGTTTCGCGTCTGCCCAGGCGCTCACGGTAAGCAGCGGCGGCGGCGTGAACCCGCGAGCCCAACTGGGGATGAGCGGCTCGTCACTGACCACCATCGGCTGCGTCACGATCACAACGTCTCCGGCGCCTCGCGTTCAGCGCGCTTGAGATCGGCCTGCGTCTTCCAGCGCGAGCACTCATCGAGAAACTGCCGGACGAGTCCGGCGACGCCGCGCTCATGCTCGCGAGAGACGAATCCGGCATTTATCAGCATGCGCGGCAACTTTCGCAATGAGGCTGCCCACGCGCGCGCGAACGCTTCGCCTTCTTTCACGAGTTGCTCGCGCGGGAAGAGCTCCTGACGCATCGCGTCGGCCTTCATCGCCGCGATGTCGGCATTCTGATTGTAGAGGCGCGTCTGCGCCTGTTCTTTCGCGTCGAGCCCGCTGTTCTCGCGCTCCCAATCGAGACAGGCCTGCAGATCGTAGAACCCTTCGCGGCCACCGCGGCCTGGCTGCGCCACCGGCATGCCTTCTGCGGCGAACTTCGAGATCGTGTCCGGATGCACGCTCATGAGAGCGGCCAAGCGACGACGATCGACCAGAAGCCGGCCATCCTTCACTCGTTGAACTTTTTCCTTTGTCCGTTTCGCCGTCATGCGAATGTGCTGCTGCTGATTGCTGCTGTCCTTAGGGCACGTTCAGACCCGGTGAAATCTTGCGACGCCTCGGACCCGCTCCAGGCGTCAGGAAGCCAGGGGCCCCGCTCGTTCGCCGCGCGGTGTTTCGGCCGCTGATTCGCCATACTCTGCGGCGGCCTTGATGGATCTGGCGATGGATGCGCGCGCATCTTCATCGCGCACCATGTCCGCAGCCATCGACAGCCCATGCGCCATGCCGCGCCAGTAGGCGGACAGCGTGCCTTGGGTCTTGGCCGCTTCCTGCTCGTAGCCCTTGGCGCGATCGAGGATGGATCGTCGGAGGTCGGTCATCGGATCCTCTCATCAGACAGACGGCGTGGCGCTGGACCAGGGCATCGATGTCTTGCGCCGGGCGCACACATGATGCCGCAGCCTCGGCACCTCGCGGTGTCGCGTGCGGTGGTCTTGATGGGCTTCTTGGCTGGCTTCTTCATCGTCGATTCTCCATCAAATACCGCAGCCGCTCCTTCCGATTCCGCTCGTCCTCAGTGCGTCCCCGCGTGCAGATCCACTCCATGGCTTGGCCGAGGGTCATGTGATACGTGCGCCCACCCTCAAGCTCCACGGTGAGCGGCGTCTGCCGGTGCGGCAATTTCATCCGTCTCGAGTCCCACTGCTTCGCCGCGTTGATCACCGCCTCGTAGACCGACTCGTGCCCGTCAATGTCGCAGCGCCAGCGCATCACGGGCCTCAGCCTCAAGTTCGTCGACTGCGGCCGCCAGGACCATCATCAGCGGAATCGCGTCGTCGACCGGCAGCGAGCTTCCGATCCGAATCGCCGCCTGGAGCGCATTGACGGTTTCGGTAGCCGCGACCTTGCGGATCAGCGCACGATACGGCTCAGCCGCGCCCTCGTAGCTGGCGCCGAGCAGAAACCGCGCAGCGCGTCGAGCCTCCTGCAACTGATCGTGCAGTCGCACTGCCTCAGCGATTTCCAGCATGCGCCATCCTTCCCTTCCGCGTCAGCCGCCGCGCTTTCGGCCGCACGGGCCGCGCCTTAACGAGCGTCGTGTGATCGAGCTTCGCCATCTTCAGGAGGATTTCCTGACCCCATGCGCGTGGGATGGGCTGGTGCTCAAGTTCGGCGTACCAGCGCGCCCATTCCCGCAAACTCTCCCACCGCTCGCGGTAGGTCAGACGACGGCCGCTACCGCGAGGCATGAGGCACCTCCATGCACGAGTCCTTGTGCGGCTCAGGCCATACACGGCCGCATTCGACGCAGTGGAATTGTGTGCGCACGCCGCGATATCCGGCTGATGCGACATCGTTGCCGGCGAGAAACTGCACGACGCGGCCACGTTCGCGATCGCGGAACGTGCGAACGCGCAACGGCGTCAACGCCCAATTGACCAACTGCAGCGCCCCGCGCACGTCACCCAAGTAACCGTGCGCGGCCTCATACAGGCCATCCGGGCCAGCGTTCCAGGCCTCGAATCTCATCGCTACTTCTTCCCGAGCGCGGCGAGGATCACGTTCAGCCAGGCCTGATGCGATCGTTGGTGCCCGTCTTCAATCGTCTCACCGCCATATGGCTCGCGGACAGCCGAGTCGTAAGCGTCTTCGGCTGCCCACATCGTGTCAGGCGTCAGCCGCGCCTCGATCTCGGACATGGAGAGACGAGGCTCGAACGGCGCTGGTGGGTACACCGGACACACCATGTGCCTATCTCGGTCCACGCCTGATGGGCCGAGCGGCGATCCGGGCTCGCCAAGGCCGTGCCCACAAACGGAGCATGTCATAAGGTTACGCATCCCCAGCCTCCGAATGCTTGTCGCAGAGCGGGACGAGCACCCAATGCGCCAGTCGCCCATTTCTACACTCTCGATCACCGAAATACTTCACGAGCCGGACAGCCCCGCACCGGCAACGGAAACCATGATCATCGAGCGCGGCGCAGCGCGTGTGCGGCTTGCGTCGATTCGGCCGTTCTTTTGTGCTCATCGCGGCTCGCTCGCTTTCTCCGGCAGATGGCTGCGCAACCGCTGTTCGAGGTGCTTGCGTTCAGGGGCATCATCGAGGTCGGCGCAGCATTTCCGCAGTTGCCACATCGTGTGGCTGCTAAGCAGCTCGCCGCACGCGCGGCAGCGATCAGACATGTAGGTTGCGGTGTTCATTACTCGCTCGCTTTCTCCGGCTCGGCCGGCTCAAGATTTTGCAATGCGGCGCTTGCTGTAATGACACCCTTCTCGTTGCATGGCGTAACCATGTCGCGGAAATGCCCCATCTCGTTCCACGCGATATTCAGATCGCTCTCCGTGTGGTGCCGTAGCGGCACTCGCGCCGTTGGGTTTCTGACGTCGAGCGTGAAGACAATCGGCTCATCAAACCGCGACTCGGAAACGGCCGTCACAAGCACCAGCGTCCAGGCGCGAGGATTGTCCGCGCCCCAAATGAAATACATTCCTGGCTCGATTGGCCCCTTGTACCGATGGGTCATTGCAGATCGCTCGCTTTCTCCGGTTCGGTGCGCTGGACTTCGGCGACGATGGCGCGGGCTCTCGCTACTGCTAGTCGCGTTCGATCCTCCGGACCGTATTTCGTTCCGTCCAGACGAAGCTGCCCATATAGAGTCGCCGCCATGATCGCCACGGTCGTGTCGTAGGGTTTCGAGGTCATTGTTTCCCATCTCGTTTACAGGTATTGCAGGACACACCGGAATAGAACATCCCGCAGATCGGGCAACGCTGTGGCTGCGGCGGCTTCTCTGTCATCTCAGCACCAGCCAGACGATGAGCGCGGTCCAGTAGATCGCGGCGGCGAGCAGCGCCACAACGATGCTCATGGACACATCGGGAAGACGCGGAGCCTTCGTGCGTGCTTCCACGACCTCAAAGATCCAGACGCCGACGAGCGGCAGCACGCACCCGACCACACCGAGCATCACGCCGAGGGTCATCGCGGATCTCATTTCGGTGGCTCCGGCGGAAGGACTGCTTTCACCCAGGACTCGCCAAGTGCCTTGATAGCGCCTGGTTCTCTCGACTTGGCGGCTTCGACGATCTCGCCGAAGCGATCGGGCTTGAAGCAGGCCAGGCAACCGACTTCACCGAGACGCGAAAGATCGCCATCAATGCGCGCATGAAGCGACGGATCGGCTGTGGCACCTTGAAAGAGCGCCATCTGCGCCATGATGATGAGCGCGCGCCACGGACCAGATGGCGATATGCCGGCCTGGCGCACCAGCAATGATTGATGTCGCTGGCACATGTCCGGCAGCACGATGCGAAGCTGATTCTTCGATGGTTCTGTGGTCACGGCAGGATCTCAAAGACCATGCGGCAGCAGGTGACTCCGCGAAGTTTCGATACACGTCTCACCATGCAGGCTACGCAGAGCAGGCCGCTCTCGTCAGGATGAATCGCGAGCCACTGCGGACGCGGCATCAGCACGTCGAGCGGAAAGTCTTCGTACGGCAGGCCGCAGTCGAGGCAAACGGCTGGCGGCGACGTTGGCTGCGCCGGCGAGTTGACTGGCTCACTTGATTCGGCTGGTAGCTCAGGCACAACGGGCGTGAGGGCGACACGCAGATCCTCTCGCAGTTCGCACAATGCGCACGGGCACCGCGGTATTGGTACGGCCGTCGTGTCGGATTGGCGTAATGCCTCTCGCACGCGGGCGAGGGCGGCTTCGGCTTGCTCGGCGCGAGCAGTGCCCGTGCCCGGACGATGTAACAGCTTGTTGTGTTCGTCGTTGAGTCGATTCCAGCGCTTGATTGCCTCCCCAAGCACGAGTGTGCGATGCTCCAGCGATTGCTCAGCGCGATCAGCGCGGGCGCGTTGCGAGTCGGCGTAAGCGCCGGCTTCGTCACGCTCACGCACGAGACGTGATAGCAATTGCGGAAAGTCCTGCAAGTCCAGCGCGTTCGATCCGAAGGCATGATTGAGATCCTTCGCGGCGTTTATCAAAGCGGATCGCGTCTCCTCCAGTTCCTTGGTGCGTTCGGCGAGTGCAGCTTCAACTTGCCGCCCCCACTCCTCGCGCATCTGTTCGACGCACGATCCGGGTCGCTCCGCCTCGTCAAGATCGAGAGGGACATCTATCCGGCTCTCTTCGTAGCGATCCGCGATAGCCGTATCTGGCCATCCCGTCTCAGGGTGCGCCAGCGCATCGAGGCAGTCACGAAGACGGCGGACGTGCTGTTCTACACGGTATCGAGCCACGCGGCCACGCACCGCGGCCTCATCCCGTTCCGCTTCCGCCACCGTCAGCTTCGCCTCGACCAGCTTCCGCGCGGCGATCTCGGCTTCCAATGACCGGCGCAGATCGTCGAGCACCTGATCCCGTCGCGCGATGATGTCGGCGCAATCAGCTTCGACCTCGGCGAGCTTGGCGCGGAGCGCTTCGTGCGAATCGAGAATCGCGTGCATACCCACGACTTCACTCGCCAGCGATAGACTCGCTCGGATACTCGCCGGCGTCAGAATCTGTGTGTCCGTCATCGTCCTGTCATCTGCTTCTGCAAATCCATCAATGCCTGCAAAGCTGTATCGCGCTGCGCGGTCACGGTCTCGAGCTTGCGGCGCTGCTCGTCGTCCAACCGCCGTTGTCCTGCCGCGCGCCAGCGTTCGTCGCGTTCTCGCGCGTCCAGCGTGTGCTCAAGCGTGCGGAGCGAATCGAGCACACCGAACGCCGTGTCGCAGATCGACTCTGGCGCGTGGCGTCTCAGCCAGCGGCGGAGGCGGAGGAGCGCGGCGCGATCGAGGACGCGGATCGGTTTCAATCGAACAACTCCTCACTCGCGCGTAACGCGCTCCGATCACCGGAGATCAACTCCAGCGTCCTGAGATAGCTCAGCGAGTTATCGACGTGTCGGCTCTGGACGGAATATCCTGAACGGTCTGCCACTTCATCGCGGGATAGTGTCTGCGGATAGACGTCAGCCAGCGCCTTCAACATCGCGCCAGGCGCCGCACCAGCCTCGCGAATCCAGTAGGCCAAGAGTTCGGCACCAGACGGCAGCGCGTCATAGTGCCCCAGCGCGGTCAGCCCGGCATCGGTGACGCGCAGCGCATCCGATCCGCCATCCAGCCAGCCGTTTGTCCGGCACGCGCTGATCGTGTTGTCGACGTGACGCGATTTTGCCGAGTAGCCGCTGAAGATAGCGAGCTGGTTCCGGCTCGTCGCCTTCCCCTGCCGATTGGCCAGCACGGTCAGGAAAGCCCGATGCACCTTGCCGAGAGAGGCGTCGCCATTGACGCGCGCGACTGCTTGCATCGACGTCGACATCGCCACGCCCGTCGCTCGGCGCGATTGGACAACAGGCAATGCGCGCGTCGGCGCCGCCGCCGTCACGCGATCGAGCTTGTCGAGAATCTTCGCGAAACCCGCGCGCTGCAGGACGGTCTCGAACTCCGCGCGCTGATCCGCCAGAAGCGCGCCGAGACGCTCGACCGTTCGGGCCACGACGGACTCGATTTTCGCTTCAGCCTCACCGATGACGCCGGACGATTTCTGGCCGAGTTCCTCGGCGATGGCCACAAGTTGCGCACGGTGCGCGGTGAGACGCTCGCGATCGGCGTCGGTCAGAATCTCGACCGTCTTCGGCTCGCGTACCGAAGTGGGCTGTTTTTCGCCCTGTTTAGCCGCAAGATGTTGAGCACGCGCCAGTTCGCCGCGTACCTGAGCGAGCTGTTTCTTGAGTTCCTTCGGATCGTCCGCCTTGGCCCGTTCGATGGTCTCGGCCATTTGGCGCTTCACCGCGTCGAGATCGACGTCGGCCAGCGTTTTCGGCTCGATCCGCTTTTCGCCCGGCTTGGGCGTCGCGCCGGAATCGAAGGTCTCGATCGGCAGGACATGCACGCGCTTGAAAATGCCGTCCGCCGTCGGCCAGCCTGGCGACCAGAACCACGCATCGCCGACGGGCAGTGCGGGCAGCGAGGCCATCAGCGTCTTCTTCTGCTCCGGCTCGCCATGGACATCGATCCAGGCGTTCATCGCGGCCAAGTCCTGCGGCGCGATCGTCCGCAGCGCAACCAGGATCTCGGCCTGTGTCAGCACGTTTTTGTTCAGGACCGCCGTGCGCTGCGTCACGAGAATGCAGCCGAGTCCGCGCTGACCACCGCGACGCACGATGTCCTCGGCGGCGCCGAGCATGCGTTCTTCGCCCGGTTGCGGCTTCTGCGGCGCGATGGCGTCGGCCTCGTCGATCACGAGCATCAACGGTGTGCGGTAGACTTCGCGCGCTTTCAGCCGGTAGACGGTCTCGAGGAAGTCGGTCATGAACCGCGCGACATCAGCCTTCCGAAACAGCGACAGGTCAATCAGGATGCTCACGCGCTCTTCGACGGCCAACTTCGCGACCATCTCGCCGGCGCCGACCTCCAGCGGCACATCGGCGCGCTCGCCGCCGAGGATCACGATCGGCAGGCCAGGGCCTTTACCATCAGCCGCCGAACGGAGGCCCCATTGATCTCCCTTCGGATCGACAAGCACGACCTGCTGGCCAGCATTCATGAGCTGCTCAACGATCCGTCGCATCGTGTAGCTCTTGCCGGCACGGCGCTTCGCCACGATGGCCACGGTCTGCGTGACGACATCGACCGGCAGCGTCAGCCCGTCAGCGATTCTCAACGCCTTCGACATCTAGCGGTTCTCCTTCACAACTCCGTCACGCGCACATGCGGCTGGCACGCTTCGAGGATCTTGCGACGCAGCCGATAGGCTTCCGTTCGCGCCGTCGCGGCTGACTTCGTGTCCTCGAACGTCACTTCGCCGCTGGACCAGATCACCTCGAAGTCCAGCGTCATCCTGCCGACGATCTGGCCGTCCACGAGCAGCGGATACCAGGGATGCACGGCGAACGATCGGACCTCACCCGCACGCTGCAAGAGCTTCAGATCCGCGTAACGCCGCGCCTCCTTCTTTGAGGCGAAACGATGGCCGTCGAGCTCCACGGGCTGGGCGTGGTACTTGTTCCGGCGAAGGCGGAGTCTCATGAGTTCGTCTTCCTCCGCCACTCCAGCATCGCCACGCGCTGCTCCCCTTCTCTACTCAACCGATACGTGAACCGTCGCTCCATCCCCGGCACCGGCTCACAATCCACCTCAAACAGCAATCGCGCCAGGGCATAGCGAATGCCCGCATCGCTCATCTGCAAACACCGCGAGAGTTCCGCCACCGTCTGTGGCCCGCGCTTGAGCGCCAGCAGGATCCGATCGGCGGTCGACTGGCCGGACAGATGGGCGCGGGCCATGAGGAGACCCTCTCGAAGATCGAGATCAACCTGACGCGATGATTCGTTGACCGCACGAGCCCAATACGCCCAGCAACAGCCCATGAGTCTTCAGGCGATGGCTCGTCGACGTCATCGGGCGCTTCGTCCACTTCGTCGAGCAACACGCGGCCAACAGTCAGCCATTCGTCTTTCCGGTGCATCGGCCAGACACAATCGAGCCAGACGAGGAAGCCTCCAGGCGCGGTGACGAACGCGAGTGCGGCGAGCGCCCGCCGGCGGTCCGGCATCTTCGTGCCGTAGCGATCGGCATCTGGCTCGGAATACGGCGGATCGGCACACACGAGCGAGAACCGGCCGGCCCATTCGGGATAGCTCGTCGCGAGCGCGCAGACGTCCACGCGGTGAAATCGCACGTCAGCGACGCCACAGCGGTCGATCACGTCGACGCGGCTATATGGCCCAGGCGGCAGTGAGCCACTGAACGCATGAAGCACGCCATCGCCGGCGTCAGGGAAGAGCGCCATCACGCGATCGAGATATCCCTTCGGATACGCGCCGTAGAGTGCCGATGCCGTTCGGTAGTCATTACCGAGAAGCCAGATGCCGTACAGCACGTCTCGGCCCTGCTCCTGCACGACGTGCAGATTGGAAGCCGGGAATTGCGGAAAGGCAGCGGCGTACGCGTCGGCGCGATCATGTAGCGTCATGCCGCTCCCACCGTCAGTCCAGGCGCGTGCGTCTCGGCGCCGATCTCGTGCAGTTCCTTCCGGCTCACCCGCACGATCGGCCGCGACGGCCATCGCGATCCCGGTGCCCAGATCGCCCAGCAGACCGTCACGCTGTCGCCGCCCGTGTAGGGCTTGCCCGTGTCGGGATCGATCGCGCCAGGGCCGGTGAATTTCAGACGCGGCAGAATGATCAGCGCATCCGGATCGGGCAAGTCCTCGCGATCGCGCGTCGACTCCAGCCACGACAACCGCACAAGCAGCACGCAGAGGTCGAACATCTGGCCCACACGGCTGTAGTGCGCCGCACGCGAGAACGGCGGATTGGTGACGAGCGCGATCCGCTTCGGATCATGCTTCGTCGCAATCTGCTCGAAGAATCCCGGTGTCGTCGTGTCCACCGCCAGCACGCCGTCGGCGCGAGGCTCGATGTCGAACGCGGCCACCTCGCAGCCAGCCGCCGTCAGCACGTGCGTGATCGCGTTCGCGCCAGCGCACGGCTCGATCACGCGGAGGCCCGCCAAGGCCGGCAGGTAGTGCAGCAACGCGCGTGTCGCGGCCGGCGGCGTATCGAGGCGTTCGAGTGGATCGCGACTCTGCTTACGGGTCATCGGCCGCTCACCTTGACGACACTCATCGAGTGCCGCCGCAATTGCGCTTCGAAGTTCCGTCGCAATTCCGCCATGCGCTCGGGCGCGATCGGCGGATAGAGTTCGTCGAGATTCGCCGGCTTGAGCGCCAAGCGCTTCGCGCGACGCTGATCGAGAATGCGGTAGCACTGCTCGCGGATGACGTGCAGCGGCGGGAACCGTGGCTGATATTCTTCCGGCGCGATACGTCCGAGTTCCTCACAGACGCGCTCCACGTCGTCGACGGGAAACTCCAGTAGGCCGCCGACGAACGCCGCGTAGTCCTCGCTGTCGAGCCGCTCGCGTCGAGCCGCACCGAGCCGCGTCAGTGCCACCGTGATGCGCCCTTCCTGTGTCAGCTTCGCTTGTGCATTCATCGGTCTTCTCCGCTCGCCAGCGCGGCCGCACGGCCCGCCAGATACTCACGCGCTGCTGCCATCGAATCGCCTGTCCTGGAGCCGCCAGCGGGCCGAGAAACCGCCGTCGTCCGCACACGGTTGTCGTACTTGCCCTCCAGCACCTTGACGCGGGTGTCTGGCTGTAGCAGCCAATCGAACGTCGCTACCCAGCCGCGATCGTTTTGGCCGCGACAAAACAAGCTCGCGTTGATGCGTCCGATGACGACTCGCCAAACCTCCAGCGTGGCCTCTCGTAGGCGCGCCTGCGCGCTCTGGCGCCGCTTGCTTGTGAGTTCGCGGCACTGCGGGATGGGGGCGCTGGTGCCGGTGTTCCATGCGTCTCGCAGGTCGGCTGGCGAACCAGAGAGGGCACGCGCGCCAGCGCTCTCCTTCCCTTCCCCTTCTCCATTCCCTTCCCCTTCTCCATTCCCTTCCCCTTCGTCTTGCACGTGCAGAGCAGTGTCTTTCACGTGTAAGACAAAGGGATGCTGCCCGCTTGATGTTTCATGTTCTTCGGCTGATTCCTGCACGTGCATGGCAGTGCTCTGCACGTGCATGATTGGCGGATGTAGCCTGTCCGACTTGTCCGGCGCGGGATACTCGCTCGCGGCTTCGCGGACGTTCGGACGCTGATGTCGATGAAAATTCAGCACGGCAATGTAGGCCCGACCGTTCACCGTGTATCGCTCGATGAATGGGTCGTCGCCGTCGGCGAGTTCGTCCAACATGGCGTCCACGTTCAAGGCCTGGTCGAACGGAAACAAATCAGCATGGATGCGCTTCGGCCTGTCCTCGAGCCGGCCTTCTCTGTCAGCCAGCAACCAGAGCCCCTCAAAGAGCAGCCGATGGGCGAAGCTAAACATCGCCAAATGCTCATTGCGGAAGAAGCCGATTTTGACCGTTCGAATGCGCGCCATTAGTCGGCCACGGCTCGTTTGAAATACACGTTGTCCACGATGGTGTCGCCATCAACAATGCCGTCCCTACATAGCGCGATGATGAAATTGGCATTGGTGCCAAAGACACGCGCGATTCCGACGGCGACCTGAAAGGACAACACATCGACCGGCTTTTGCGGAGCTGTGGCCATCTCAAGGCCCAAGGCGACGCCATAGATTTCTTCGATGTAATTGGGGACCTTTCCAATTTGGCGGTTCAGCAGCGTCATCCAATCTTGGGCGCTTCTATGGCATGACTCGCAGAGGCACTGAAGACTCTCGCTCGGATACTCCCATGGCTTCACGCCCTTCTCGTAGTAGGTGTGATGCACGCTAAGCGTGTCCTCCTTGGCGCCACACAACTCGCACGTGAAATTGGCGCGTTCCATTATTTCCAGCCGCTTGCGCTGCCAATTCGGATGGCGGAGCAATTCCCAATAGGTGGCCATCTAGTTGTCTTCCTTTCCTACGCCGCTTCGCGTTCGCTGCTGCCAATCTCACGTATTGCCACGGGGTGCGCGCGCATGCCCGTCTCGCGACAGACGCGCGTCGGGAGCAGCGTGAGCACGCCGCCGCCGCGCCTGACCGTCGTGCCATCCTTGAGGCGCACCACGACGCCGCGCAGCATCTCCGTCACACGCGGCGCGACGATGCGCGGATCGTTCCGCGCAATCCGTTGGCGCGAGAACATGAACGCGGCCAATTCCGCCGGTGTCGGCCACTCCTGGCGCGCGTTGCGATACCACGCGAGTGCGGTGAGCACGCGCACGGCACTCCGCTTCGTATAGCCGCCCTTACGGAGTTCGGCGTAGACCTGCTTCGAGACGGCGCGCACACGCTTCCACGGGCGCTCCTGGCGCGCCACGTCGGCAAGTAGGCTCTGTTGTCGGGGTACTGCTAGGCTGTCCGTCGCCATTCAAGCTCCTTCATCGGTGCGGGTCTGGCCGGGTGCTGCGCGTCGTCGCCGCCAAGCTGAAGGCGCGCGCACCCGTTTCGTCTTTGCGGTCCTACGCCGCGATCTCCCGTCGCTGCTTGGCCCGTCGCCACCGCGATTCGTCGGCGGCCTCGGACATGCCGTACGCCATGCCGGCCGTGATCTGCCGCGTCGAGAGCATGCGCTGGGTCTCGTGCTCGCACCGGCGGCGCCAGGACTCGCGCGGGGCGAGCGTCCACCAGGAGCCAGTTGTGAGTTGCGGCGCTTTCGTCATCGCTCAGCCCTCCACCGAATGCGATCACGTTGCATGTCCTGCGCAGCGAGCACGGCCTCAATCCGCGCCGTGTCGCCAGCATCTCGACGCCCGCGCATCGATTGACGACGCTGCTGATTGCGTGCGTTCTCACGGCACCGTCGGCAGTGCTCGGCCCGTCCAGAGAGCACGACGCGGCCACAGGGACATCTCAAGGCCGTCACTTGCTCCTCCGCATCGGCAGCACCTTCCCCCGTCGCTCCGTCTGATAGATCCGTCCTGTCGCGCTCTGCTGACGGGAGCGGTGATAGCCGGCCGTGGCTTTCGATTCGTCGTAGCCACTGAAACGGATCACCGGCTGCTGGATCTTCAGCGCGGGGTCGCGGCGGTTCAGCCAGAGCAGGAGGAGGCGGCGGATCATGACCACCATCCCCAGGGCAGCCACGGCAACCACTGGAATCGCCAGCCGCAGATCACCACCGACGAGCGTCGACGCTGGCTATAGAACTGCCGCTCATCGGCGCGCATCCACGCCACGCCAGCGTTGAGCACGCGAACGAAGCCGCCCGTGCCACTGATCGCGTCGGCGCGCCACGTCTGAAGCACGAAGACGCCGAGGTTGATCGTCATCGCGACCTCTCGGCGCTCACGCCGATCCGCTGCTCCACCGCGAAGCACTCCATGCGTCCGCTCTCGTTCCGGCGGTAGAAGGCGCACGGACCGTCGAAGATGGCGGCCGTCATCGGCTCAATGTCGAGCTCGGCGCGGTCGTAGAGGCCATGGCAGCACCGGCAAAGCGCGATGACGGTCGCGCGCTCAGTGCGCGTGCCTTTTGGATCCCCGCCCATGCCGCGATGCACGCGATGCGCGGGATCGATCGGTAACTTCTTGCCGCGATACGGGCAGTGCGGCACGCGGCAGGCGTGACCGTCGCGCTTCAGCGCGGCCTGCATCTCGCGCTTCTCGTGCGCGCTGCGCATGGCGCGGCGCTCACGGGAGTGCAGCAGCGATTCGCCACGCAGGGGCCTGCGCGGCGCGTTGCGGACGAGATCGGTCATGGCCACACCATCCGCACGGCCTTCGCGTGCCCATGTTCGGCGCTCTCGCGCGACGTGTAGCGTTCCTGATAACCGTCGTGCTCGCCGCCGAAGACCATCGTTTCCCACAGCACCGGCGGCCCTGACACAAAGGCATGATCGAGGCCGAGAAACACGGTCGACACTCTCACGTCGTCGCGCTCATCGAGGCCGACACGCCGCGCATCATCGTTCACATAAAGCCAGAGATCCCATACAAACACGTCGTCGCACAGCACGGGATGGCCTTGCGCGTCGAGGATGTACTTGTCCATCACCATACCCGTCCTTCCTCGATGGCCTGGCTGATGCGGCGCTCGTCCTCGGCAGGCCCAACGGTTTCAGGTGGCGGCAACGGAATGTCGACACCAATCGGTCGCCAGAGATGTAGACAGTACGGATGGAGATTGATGTGCTTCTGACGCGGCACGCTGAACTGCAAGACGAGTTCATCGTCCGCCCAGCAGAGCGAACGGACATATTCCATCTCGCGCCAGTTTGGCGTGCGGCTTCGCGTGGAGACACTGACGTGCTCCCATGCCGGCGCATCAAATGGCCAGTCGGTTCCGTCTGACACCATTAGCTTGAGGTCGACGCCGCACGGTCCATGGACGACAAACATTCCGGTCACGCCCCACGATCGTGGCGACGACATTGGGCCGTGAAGCACACGGCCACGCTCAAGCTCTGGATGCGTGACGGTTCTCACCACGCCTCCATATCCGTCGTCCGCTCGCGCTCGAACTCGGCTTCCTCGTGGGCGTTGCGCGCGCGCTCGAGGTCGTCGGAACTTGGCGCGCAGAGCACGCAGCCGGAAATGGTCATTGCTGGCTCTGACCATGTCGCATTGGTATGTTTCCATCGACGATCGCTGGCACGCATCTGTCGCCCACAGTTTGCGCATCGCAACTGCTTACGAGGCATGTGCGAGTTCTCCGTCGCGCTCAAATGGCACATCTCGATAAGAAATACCGCGAGCTGCATCCGCCGCTGACTGCGGATGAATCTGAAACATACGGCCTAGTTGGACGAAGTCGTATCCTTCCAAATGCAGCCTCCGCAAATGTCGCACCTGATCGGCATTAAGCTTCGCCATACCGCTGCGCACGCCAGTAGAATGTCTCTGCTTTGCGCAGGCGTCACGCTTGTTGTCGGCGTTTGTGCCAAGAAAGAGATGCTCAGGGTTCACGCACGGTGGCCGGTCGCACTTGTGACATACAAGCATTCCTGCCGGAATTTCGCCGTGCGCCAACTTCCACGACAACCGGTGGGCCATATGTCGCTCGCGCAGAGCGTTCGATTGGAGAACGCCATATCCGTCGCGATTTCGGACCCCAATCCAAATCCAACAACCATTAGGTCCATAGAAGCTAACGCGCTGCCAGAACATTTCGTCTATTGGTTGCGCGAACGACTTCCATGCACACGATCGTGAGCAGAACTTATTGTTCTTGCATTCGCGTTTCGGCGTGAATTCAATTCCACAGCCACGACAATGCCGAGACGGAACAGGCGGATAGATGATGCCGTTCCACGCCATTACGCGGCCTCCTTCGCGGCCTTGCGTTCGGCGGCTTCTTTCGCCTTGCGATACTCGTCAGGCGCGAGCAGGAACACGCCGTCCTCGGCCGCGACGCGCAGCACTTCCTCGATCAGATGGCAGAACTCGTGGACGTTTAGTCGCGAGCTGTGCGGCTTGGCGAGCACCTGGCGGATCTCGCCCGTGATCGGCATGACGTGCTCGAGATGGCCGAACGCGATGCCGAGCATTACGTCCTTCAGATCGTCTGGTTCATGTCCGCGTTCTTTCGCCCACTCGCCGATCAACGCCCACAGCGCGCGGTTCTGTCGATCGCTGCGCTTCGAGGCTTGGAGTCGAATTTCGATCTCGACGCATTCACCGGCGAGCTTGTGCTTGCACCACGCCCGCTGTTGCTGCGGAAAATCGAGACGGATAGTTCCGTCTGTATCGACACGGCCGAGGAACACGGCAGAGTTGGTGTTCATACGGCCTCAGCCATCACCTGCCAGCCACGCAATGCCGATTCCTTCAGCGCGACACTCTCCAGGAACAGCGCCGCGTCCTTCGCGTACTGCTCCAGCGCGGCCTGCTCGCGCGTCAACCGGCACACGAACAGTTGCAGCCGTTCCGGAAAGATCGGCGAGTAGCTGACGAAGTCGATCCACTCCGCGCCAGAGACGTAGAGTCCGTGGCGGCACTGATCGAGATGCTCATCCGGCACGACACCGCCATCGAGATAGGCGAGATGATTCGCTGGACGCGGGCACTTCACTTCCACTAGCCCGATCCAGTCGCCAATCACGCCGTCCGGCGAGTAGCCCATCGGCTTCGTTGCGTGTCGGATGAATCCGACTGGCTGCACGAGCTGGCCCGTGTGCGCCTCATAGGCGGCAATAGCTTGCGGCTCGAGCAGGATTCCGCGCTCGGTATCGGCATTCGATCGCGTGGCTTCGCACGGCTCGCCCGTCAGCCGCTCCGCGACGAGCTCGACGCGATAGTCTCGGCGCGCAGCGGCTTCCTTGCCGTCTTTCCGCGTGCTCAATGCGTCAGCAGCACGCGAGCCAGTCAGCAGGCCAGCGCGTGCGCGGCGCCACTCGTCGGAACGCTGATCGCACTCGATGATCACGAACGGGCGCTCGCTCACTTCGCGCCTCCGACTCGTGCGGCCTGCTTCTTGAGATCGTTCCACGCGTTCGGCTGCGTCTTCGTCAGGTAGGCGGCAAACTGCCGCAGTTCGGGATCGCGGTTCGCCGTCTGCCAGAACGCCTGCAGCGCGGCGAGTCCTTCCTTGCTCTTCTCGCGCGCGGCGTCCAGCCATTCAGTGAAGCCTTCCGGCTCCGGCGACACGGCACGTCGCGCATCGTCATCCTGATTCCGTGTGACGATATTCAGCAGATCGCTTGTCGTGTAGCGCCGGCCGTAATGGTTGACCGATCCGAGCGCCTGCACGGCGTTCTTTGATCCAGACGTATCGGCGGCCGACACGAATTCAGATCGGCGTTCGTGGCCGCGTGAATGTGACAAGACCCCGATCACTCGGACGACGTTCTTGTCTGGCCATTCCGTCGTATGCGACAGTGAGAATCCGTGCCGAGCCAAGATCGGGCGCACCTGCTCGACGATGTCCTCGAGCGGCGCGTAGGACCATTTGCCGCCATCGCCCTTTTTCGATTCGATGATGATCGGCAGTTCCGCCTGCATCACGGCAAACGCCGCGTCGAACTCCGCCTTGGCAGCATTTGCCTGGACGCGCTCGTGCAGCTCGATGATTTTCTCGAGCTTGTCGACTGGCACGTCCGGGTTGAACGCCAGCGCATGGAGCGCGGCGGCAAGATCGTTGCGCTGCGCGCTGTCTTGCGAGACCAACTTCGCTTCGACGACTGGCGTGAGCGGCAGCGTGGCGCTCATCGCGCCCCCACCGTTTCCCGCTCGGCCACGGCCTTGCCGAGCGCCTGGATCGTCAGCTCCTGCTGCTTCACCAGTTCCCGCAGCCGGACGATCTCGGCCTCGTAGAACTGCGTCACAGGGCGATGGGAGAGCTTGTTGAGGATCGACGCCATCTCGCGCAGCGCTGGCTCGACGACGTTCGGCATGACCCAGTTGTGCGCGGTTGGACTCTCCGTATAGAGAAAATCCAGCGCAAACTGTTTCGCGTCCTTCACTAGATCGCGGAAGGCGCACGCGGCCTTCGCGTCGATGTCGACGTCCGGCTCAGGTGGTGCTAGAATCTGAATTGGCAACATTCGGGTTCTCCTTTGGGGCCGCTGCGTCAACAGCGGCCCTTTCGCTTTTCAGTGCCGGTCTTTCCCGGCTGCCATGTCGCTCAGTCGTGGGACTCCTGAGCAGGAGCGACAAATGCCCGCGTTACTGACCGGTTCCCACTTCTAGTCGGTGCTTGCACCAAGCTCTTGCGCCGACATGCCTCTCAACGCGCCGAAGCGCGTGGCCTGGAAGGCGGAACTCGCTACCACTCGTTGATCGCCCGCCCGTGCGCCTCGCCCTGGCGGTGATGTCGCAGTGTCAGATGCCGATCCACCGTGGCCATGTCGTGCGCGTCGGCCAGGGCTTGCACGGCGTGCTCGATATCCACGCGCCTGCCGCCGACGTCGATCGTCGATGTCGTCAATTCACGATCCAGCGTCTCTATGCGCGCGCGCAGCGTGGCGATGGATGCGTGCGCGTCTCTGAGGTAGACACGATGGTCCTCATGCGCCCGCTTGAGCTCGGCTATCTCGTTCAGGAGCTTGCGTCGTCCGAACATGCCTACTGCCTCTCCAGATCCATCCAGCCGCACCAGCAATCCGTCCCGAGCTTCCGCGCGCAGAGCGCCGACGTGCAGCCCTCGCCTACCGCGGGCCGACAATGCCGCCGATCAAGCGCATCGCGAAGGCCCAGAGCACGACGGACACAAGCGCGTAGACGAGCCAGCACCAGTCGCGCCATAGACGCCTCAATGCACCCGCTCCACGGACTTGGCGATCACGATGTCCGCGTCCGGATCGATGCCGCTCACTCGGCGATGCGCCTCAGCCCAGCGCACGACGTTGCAGAGTTCCGCCCACGAGCCATTAATGGCGCGCAGCATCCGCATCGCCTCGGCCCGATGGCGCGCGAGCACGCGCGTCTCGAGATACAGCACGCCAGCGGCGAGCCAGCCGAGCGCGGCGAGATAGCCGAGCGCGGCGAGATAGCCGAGCCAGAGGGAGAGCGTCATCAGCAGCACCCCTTGTCCGGAAACACAACCGCCAGTTCAGGTTCATCGCCGATCTCGAAGGCGTAGTCCGGCTCCTGCATGTGAACGCCGCTCGGCCGCTCCATGTCGTAACGCTCGCGCCCGTCGGCGATCAGCGCGCGTGCACGCTCCAGCGATGCAGCTACCGCCAGCGCGCCGCCCTCGGAGTGGTAGTTGTCCGTGAGGTTCAGCACGCGCTTCCAGATGTAGAGCGTCATGCGGCCTCCGTCGGATTCGCGCTGCGCTCATGCGCCTTGCAGACCGGACCGAGCACCTCGTCCCAGCCCATCTCGTACAGCGTGCCCATCTGGCCGCAGTGGGCATGGGCGCAGAGGACGCGCGTCTCGAGGATCTGGTGCGCCTCGTAGTCCGGCGTGTCCAGATCAGACGCGCGGCGAAAGTCCACGACGTTCACCGGCCGCACGTGCGTGGATTCGCGGGCGTCGGCCAGCATGTTGTAGACGGCCCATGCGCCTCCGGCCACGACGACGCCCAGGAACGCCAGCGTGCCGTTGCCCGCCACGAGCCACGCCGTGGCCATCGCCACGCCGAGCACGCTCACCGCCACGCAGATCACTTCCGGCCAGGTCATCCGGTGCATGTCCATCCCCTTTCGTATCAGCGCGCGACGAGCGCCCGCTCGATGTCGTCCTTGTGGATCAGCACGGCGCGTCCGCGCTTCTTCACCGGCACCTGATGCCGACGCAGCCACAGGTGGAGCGCGACGAGCTTCGGCGTGCCGTCCTTGTTCACGAAGCGCAGGTATTCGGCGGCTTCGGCGGTGTTCATGTAAGGCGAGGTCATGCCGTGCGCTCCTCGCCGCGCTCGCCAGAGAGATGCAGTAAACGCGTTACTTCCGCGAGTTGGTTCGCGCGTGCGATGCGCTTCGCCTCTGGTGTCAGATGGCGCTGCGCGATGACGAGATCGATGAAGTCGAGCAGAAACGCATCGTCCTGGCGCGCGAGCCAGTCCATATCGAACGCCTTGCGCCGCGCGAGCCCATCGCTCACGGCGGGTTCGCCAGCGCCGGCATCCTGCGCGAACGCCTTGGCGCTCCGATTGGGCCTTCTCAGCAGTTCGTTGATGAGTGGCCGCCAGGACAGCGAATCGCGCCCGTTTTCGGCGTTCTTCTCCGCGCTTCTCTTGCCCGAGAGTTTCGCGCGCGCCATCGGCGAACTCGACTGGCTCGCTGGAGAAGCCCGGTGAAGAGCATTCGATTCCGTTCGATCCGTCGCGCGGCGCAGCATGTGTTCCATGACGGACCTACCGCGCCTCCAGCGCCTGCCGCTCGACGCCGAACACGACCAGCGCCAGACCGAACGCCTGCGCCACGCCACGGCCGAGCTCCGGCAGGCCACAGAGCACGTCCAGCGCGCTCAGGCCCGCGTCAAGCGACTCCTGCTCGCGTGTGGGTACGTCGTGGAAGAGGGAAAGAAGGACGCGCATGGCTAGCTCGCCCTCCGCTCGACCGGGAAGATGTCCTCGGGCTTCACTTTCAGGGCTTGGCAAATCTGAAACGCGGTCTCCCACGACGGCGACGTCTTTCCTGCTTCGAGATTCGAGACAGTGGCCTGATCGATTCCGGCCACCTCGGCGAGCTGCCTCTGCGTCATTCGCCGTTTTCTAC